AAATGCCAACTCGTGATGCTCCTCTTCGCAGAGTAACGCCAATCACACGTCAGACATTTGGTATTTTACAGCAGGAAAGACGTAACTTTTTTGAGGATGAACTAGCACGACTAAAATTAAATAGAAGTATACTGACTTCCAAAACTGGAGTTCCTGAAGCTGATCAGTTAATAGGTTCTTTGATGGGTGAATATGTATCTGATTTTATTGTTCCTGTATTAAAAAACAGTGAAGAATATAAAGATATGGACTCAGATAGCCAAAAGGATTTTATTCGTTCAGTAATTAAAGAATATAAAAATGATGTTATGGATGTAGTTAAACTGCGTTCATCTCTATCTGGTAAAGAAAGATATGGGTTTGACCCAATGCAAAGAGTAGCGTTTAATAAACTTGGTCCTACAGCACAAAAACGTGCGCTTACTAGATACCATGAGGTATTTGGAAACCCCCAAGAAGGTGAACCATACGACTATGAACAGCTAGTTGAGTATGGAAAGTTCTATCAAAAACTAGGCGTAAGATAAAAAAAGGGGGCTTAATTGCCCCCTCTTTCGTAACAGGTATATAAACCAAATCATGACAAAAAATTTATTACCTGTCATCTCCACTACCGCCTAGCATACCCCTAGACTTTCTATCAGCAAGTTTTTCCAGATTATCTTCCATTACCTTTCCAAGATTAACGCCTAGTTCTTGTGCTAGTACCGCAATATACCAACAGACATCACCTAACTCTTTAGTTATCTCTGCTCGTTTAGCTGGGTTATCACCGTCACGTATTAGCTTTTTAGCCTTGTTAGCAATTTCTCCAGCCTCACCACAAAGCCCAAGAGTGATATACTCAAGGGCTTTTTCTTTTGGAAAGATAGCTGTGCTACACGCTTTCTTTTGATAAAGTGCTGCTGTAATGCCACTCATTTGTTTCTCCCTCATCCACTGTTTAACTTCTTCCTCTAGCTTCATTATGTTTAACCTCTTCTAGCTGCTCATAATAGGCATCGTTCCACCCTCGTTGCCATTCACGTGCCTGCATAGTATGCGTATCCATAGCAGGACGATGCTCTTGAAACACTGTCTTATTATTTACTTTGAATAACTTACCACCATGCTTAAAAGCTTCATAGCCCCACTGGTATTGAATACGCAGTGGAGCATCATACTTTCCTAGTCCATTACGCCGCATCTTCTGCTTCTTCTTCCTTTGGTTTGTTAATGGAATCAATCAACATCTTGCTACATGCGTCATGAGCAATTTGCAACTGGTCTAAATTAAACCTTGCATTGTTAATTTTATTGCTCAAGTCTGTGATTTGGTTTACCAAATACTTCTCATTGTCTTCTAACTCTTCATAGTCATATTCTTTTCCATTAAGAGTAATTATTCGTTTTTCATCTGTCATTTTGTTTCTCCTTTTCTTTCTGTTTTAACTTCTGCCACTCTTCATAGCTAGGATGGCTGCGAGGTGGGTTGTACTGAACCCAACCATCACCCCGCTTCCACACCAGCGGCTTATTAGAAGCTAATTTTTCCACCGATTACAGTATTCTTGTAGTTAAAACCACTGTCGAAATCATTCTCAACGTAAACAGAGATTCGATTAGTGAATGGGTAAGTAATATCAACTTCATACTTATCCATGCTGAATGAGCCTTGATCATTCCGTTTATCTTCCATTGTTGCTCCAAGGGTAACAATTCCGGCAGACACAGAACCATACAGGCTATTCACAGAAGTATCAGTGTTACGTTCCGCACCAAGCGAACCACCTAGTTCTAAGGCTGATGCAGATGTGGCAGCTAAGATCATAGCTGTAGTCAAGATTGTTTTTTTCATAGTTAGTCTCCTTTTCTCTTTGTTTAAATTATAGTCTAATATAGCACTATGCAGCTTCAATGTCAACTATTTCACAAACACCTGCAGTACATGCTAACTCACGTCCACCTGAAGTGGTATCTTCTTTTTCAAACTCTTGCAACAATGACCAGTCTACATTACTTGGCATCTTTGTCAAGAAGTATTTGTACTCATCCTCATCAATATCCTGATAAGGTGCTTGCTGATATGTATGCTCACTGAATGGCAGGAAGCTGATACCAGATACCTCATCAAAGTGTTCATACACCCATGCACCTACACCCATCCATTCGTTTTCCTTCACAGAAATTGTTACGCTAGGCTTATGTTCGCACCAATGACGCTGATAAGTTAGCCAGAGTTCAAGCTGCTCAATAGCATTCATCTGAGTACGTGTGATTGCACCCATCGGTGACTTCATAGGGAAGCTAAACACTGTCGTTGAGTCGGGTTTCATTACGTCAGGTTCAGCAGGTATTCCCTGTGAAATAAGGAACTGTGTCAGTGGGTCTTTGTTGTCACCACGAACAGTACGGATGTAGTATGGATTATGTCGTGCATGAATGCCGCTAGCAGCATCCGTAAGCTGTGACACAGTACCACTAGGCTTAACACAGGTGACAGCAGTTGACTGTGGTATATTAAGTTGGTGAGCCATAGCCTTGTTTGTTTCAACAGAAACAGAACGAAGCAGTTCTAGCACAGTTTCAAGTGTTCCACCATTATTTGATGTGATTTTATTATCCATAATGCCAGTCAATGACACGCCCAACAAGCGTTCTTCTTCAGTATTCTTTTTCCAAATATTACGAAGATACTTAAAGTTTGTTAGTGTTGCTTGGAATGTGCCAAGAATAGTTGCAAGTCTTACCTTTTCCTTTAGTGTTTCAACCGTGTCTGACTCACGTACCACAACCTCTGACAGATTACAGAACTGGTATGGGCGTAAGATGATCTCACTGCAAGGGTTGCAGCCGAAGTCATGGTCAGTGTCACGTCTACCGTTCTTTGCTGCCTGCTTCTTAGCTGACTGGCGATTGAAGATACCACGCTCACCTGATTTGCTGTCGTACAAAGACAACCACTCACGCATGAATGTACCCATCTCTGGTTTTTCTTTGTAAGCCACAGAGTTATTTGCCAAAGCACGTTGGCCTTCATTATCCCACCAGCTACCTGACTTAGCATGTGCCATCTGGTCATCATTAAGATTAGATAGACTGATGAGTGCGCTGCGGCGTACACCACCTACAACTACAACCTCACCAATCTTACACATGATGTCGTGACATTCAATTGGGTATAGTCTGCGACCTGCTGCTTTCTTAAACTTTTGTACACAAAATTCAAACAGTTCAACAAGCGGCTGTGGTCCTGAAGCACGTCCACCAAATGTCTTTAGCCTTGCACCTGCAGGGCGTACTTCTGACACATCCCATGATGGAATCTGACCAGCATACAACATAGCAAGAAGTTCTTTAAGTGACTTTGCCCATCCCGGACGACTATCGCCAACTTTGATTATGCTATCTGTTCTATGAAAATCCTCATTCACAATAGGTAACTTTTCAATGTTGTGTCGTTCAACGCTAAAACCAACACCTGTACCACACATAAGAATATACATAGTTTCATCAAACGCACGTGGGCTATCCACAGGTACGTATGAGCAGTTATATCCACCTACGTGGCATCGGTCTAATGCTGGCCCAGCAGTCATCAACGCCCTCATGCTAGGCATGATAGCTTGATTGAGTACGGCTTCTTCTAATTCACTTCTGAGTTCGTCAGCGAGATGATAGTTGTGTTTATCAGAAAGATGGTTTGACATGTAGTCAAAGTATCTGCACACAGTTTCACTCCATGTTTCGCGTCTTTGTTCTGCTTCTTTCCATCGTGCGTATCGGGAAAGAGCAATAAAGTTTTGATAGTCTGTTGGTAATTGATTACTTATCATGTTAGTTACTCCTGTATTGTTTTAATGTTTCTAATTGAGGCTCCTTCTATATCATAGAAATACTCACGGATACCATCTTCTAATTCCTCACCTACATTTTCATCAGCAGGCATTGGATAATCTTCTGGGTCTATATCTATTGTAAGAAAAATTTTAACTCGCATCCCTAGACATTACCTCTTCAATCAGCTTATCCAGATACCATCTGGCTTTTTCTAAATCTTCAAGAGGTCTGTCTTTGTACCGATATCTCCAAAGATATTTTAGTATATTGCCCTGCAAGTAATACTGAAATCCTTCATCTGTTGCTGCAGAAATAGCATGAATGCATTCAATTCCTGTGGTGTTATAATGAGGTGGGCTATTTACCATATCCACCTTTTTTTCCTCTGAGCTTTTAGCTTTCATAAATGCTTCATGTCTCATGCGTTACCCCTTGTCTTTGTACTAAAATTAATGTGAACAACATTGCCATCATACTCTTTTTCTACTCCGTATGAATCCTCTAGTTCTACACTAATGTCTAACTCGTTGTCAAGTACATTAAGAACATATTCATTAACAATGTTTCTAAGTTCCGGCACTTCTTCCATTACAGGTACAGATGCACACATCATCTTAGTGAAGTGCATTAAATTTACATAGTCATCTTCATCCAATGGATTTTCAGGTTGGATCATAATAGAAATGTCTACTTCCCCACTCCATTTACCATCATCATTTGCGAATGGCCTTACACGTATAAGGAAGTCCTCTTCTTGTAGTTCTTTTAAAATTCTTTCTACGTCCATGTTTATCTCCTTTTTACTTTTGTGCCGCCAAACTTAATAAATTTTGGATGCTTGTTTTTACCCTTCTCCTTCAACCAGTCTTCAGGAATAATCCTGTCATAGTATCTAAAGTCATATTTTATACACCATTCACCGTATGTAGACTTAGCACCCTTACGAAGTTTACGTCTGCTACTTTCAAACACAAACCTAATATCCAATTTAGGATGCTGTTTTTTTATAGCTAGATGTTTACGTCTATCTGCTGCAGTGAACTGCCCTTTTGTCTCAATTATAATCCCATTGGGCAGCACAAAGTCTGGTGTATATGTTCTATAGGCAAGGTCTTCCCACTCAATCTTAACTTTCTCATAAAGAAAATCAACATTTAATTCCTTGAGGTAGTCAGATACCTTGAGTTCTAGCCCACTACGATATCCATATTTTCGTGCTGCCCTGAATTGTTTTGAATCAACCACTCTTATGCTATATCACGCCAATTAATGACAGGCAAATTATAGCGGTAATTATAATTCCTATAACCAAGTGACTTGAGTTCTTCCTGAATAGCTTTATCAGCTTCATTACGGGCTGTAATAGCATCTCGCAGGCCAGCAGTTTTTCGCTCACGATATTCCTTACGCAAGTTGATAAGTTGCTGTTCTGTATTTTTAATCTCATCCAGTAAAGCATCAAGTTCCAGTCGTTCATCCATTTATATACTCCTCTGCTAATGTAACATATGGCACTACAGCCGGGTTTTTTGCTTGTGATTTGACTGCTGGTTTTTCTGTAAGCTCCCAACAATCATACCTATAAGAGCAAAACGTGCAGCCCTTATTAAGTATTGTATTTCCTGTAGCTTTTCCACGAAAGGTTTCAGGAACTGGCTCAAAACAGCGTTTAAATTCATTGTTGTCAACTGTTTTGATCGTATTCTTAATGTTATCAACTTCTTTATCTACGTCAAGACCTGTGGCTGGTACATATTTAAACTTACCATTGGCTTTGTTTACTACCCACCAACCACC